ACCTCTGGTGTTGCCATCAATTCACTGGTCGAGCAGTCAACGCAGACACTTGCAGATATCAACGACAACTTCCGGGCGTCTCGTGCTGCTGTGGGTGATCTGCTGTTATCGCTGATTATCGAGGATATGGCAGGAGAACAGAAGGATATCAAGGTTGATGCTACCGTTTCACAGCCTGAAAAGGTTGTATCACTGAATATGCCAGCGGAAGCAGAAGGGATGAAGGTGCTGGATAACGATATCGAGCGGATGAAACTGCGGGTTGAGCTGACCGATGTTCCAAGCTCACCAACCTTCCGGACGCAACAAATGCAGGCTTTATCAAATGCCTTTGCCAATATGCCGCCGAACCTGCAACAGATCGCCATGCCGCATTTGCTTAACCTGATGGATGTGCCGAACAAGCAGGAGATCATTGAGGCGGTCAAAGAGGCGTCTGCCGCACCGAGTAAGGAACAGATTGACGAGCAGATAAAACAAGCGGTCGAGCAGGCGCTGACCAAGGCCCAAATAGAGCAGAAGGACCGTGAGCTTGATATCAAGGAGAAGATAGCAGTATCGCAGATTGAAAAGCTGGTGGCCGAGAAGGTTACAACTGCTATAAGCGCCATCTATTCGTCTGTCCAGGCTGGTGTTGAGATTGCTACTATCCCGGCTGTCGCTCCCATTGCTGACCAGATCCTAAAGTCTGCTGGCTTTGTGGACGCCAACCTGCCGCCTATCGTTGATCAAGGTGAGATGATGGCTCCGCCGATTATGCCGCCACAGGACACTAGCCCGATGTACCCGGCACAACCACAACAGCCGGGGGTTATGCCCCAGGAAATACCACAAGAACAGATGCCAAGTCCCGAGGTTGGAATGACCGAAGGGATAGAGGCGCAAGGATCACAACTTTAAGCGGCTACTGCGATAAGTGGCAAGGAGAGCAGTATGAGCATGGAAGAGGTTTTTAGTGCAAACGCAGGGGAGGATGGAACGCTCAATCCTGAGCAGATGGCCGCACTGTTGACAGGCGGCGAAGGCGATACCGGGGCTTCCCTGGAAAGTGGTGAACTGCCTGACACCACCATCGAGACGCAGGAAGAGGTCGCAGCCGAACCAGTAACGGAGCCAGAACCTGAGCCGGTCTTACTCGCAAAGGATGGAAAGCACATCATCGAGTATGAGAAGCTGGTCGAGGCCCGCGAAGAAGCCCGCGCACTGAAAGCAATGCTGGTGAATAAGGATTTGGCACTGGCAGAGAAAGAACAAAGAATCTTGGAGTTGTCCACGGCCACGGCTACAGCCCAGCAGACCGGAGATACAACGGATCTTGACGCACTGGTTGAATCCATGCGCGAGGATTTTCCGGAGATTGTCGATCTGATGGATAAAAAGATGGCCTCGGTCGTCGGCTCAATGACAAGCCAGATAGAAGAACTAAAATCACAATTAGCCCCTCTCAAGCAGGCGGCGGTGAAGTCCGTTGAGGATGCCCATCTTTCCGCAATCGTCAGCAAGCACCCGGACGCACTGGAACTTGCCAATGACGGTTCGCTGAATAAATGGGTAGCAGAGCAACCATCATTTACGAGGTCAGCGTTTGAGGCGGTACTTGCCTCCGGAACGTCAGAACAGGTGGTGGAATTGCTGGATCTCTACAAGGGATCAACGGTCGCAAAACCGCAACAGCCAGCACCGAAGAGGGAAATTGTGGTCGAGAAGCGTCCGGTGCCGAACAGTTTATCCAATGTTCCTGGAGCCACGGCTCCTCACCATGACGAGAACGAAGCGATGTTGAACATGAGTTCCCAGAATCTTTTGGACAGGTTTGCAGGTAAAACTCCTGACCAGATTTTGGATCTCATGTCGAGGGTGGTCTAAATGATTACTGCTGCCGATGTTTTAAAGCTGATGGTGCGTACAGCTCAACATTTCCTCAAATTCGCATGGGAAATGCTGGGGGACAAGAAGAAGATAGTAACAGAAAAAGAATAGTTACATAAACAACAAACTGCCCTCGCCTTATGGCCTCGGCGGTCACTGTGAAAATCATCTCGCCATTTTGGCCTCGTGATCAACTTTCAAATGATCATGAGGTCTCAAAATGGCTCTTACAAGTATTCCCTACGGTTCTCCCCAGGCTGTGCAAATTCAGTCTGCCGGTCTCTTTGCTGCCAATATGCAGCGCCCAACAACCCTTAATCGTCTCACTGGCTCTTTACCCCAGCAGAAAGACGCGGAAGCAAACCTTCGTTTTCAGTCCACCAACGAGCTGCCTATCGTTCGCTGCATGGATCTGACCAAGAACGCAGGCGACGAGGTAACTTTCGACCTGATCAATCCCCTTGGCGGCAAGCCGATCATGGGAGAGAAGTACGCTGAAGGTATGGGCAAGAAGATGTCTTTTGCTCAGGATTCTTTGCGTATTAATCAGTCTCGTTATCCAATCTCTGCTGGTGGCGTTATGACCCAGCAGCGGACTCCTCATCAGTTGCGCTCTCTGGCCCGTTCTCTCGGCCATAACTACATGACCCGCCTTGAAGATCAGTTGTCTCTGGTACATCTTGCAGGCGCTCGTGGGTTTGCAACTGATATCGAGTGGGCTGTACCTCTGGCTTCTGACCCTGATTTTGCTGAGATTTGCGTCAACACAGTGAAGGCTCCTACCCGTAACCGGCATTTTATCTCTACCGGGACCGGCATTGAGCCTGTTGTTGCTGCTGCCAATGCAATCACCATTGCTACCACCGATGTCATGAACATTGACCTGGTTGACGCGCTTCGTACCAAGCTCGACGGCATGCCGCTTCCTCCTCCTCCTGTCAAGTTCAAGGATGATCAGATGTCAAGCGACGCGCCTATGCGTGTTTTGCTGGTTTCCAGCGAGCAATACACCTCTCTTGTTCAGTCCACCAACTTCCGTACCTGGCAGGCAAACGCCATGGCTCGGGCGCAGATGGCTAAGAACAACCCATTGTTTATGGGTGAGGCTGGATTGTGGAACGGGATCTTGATTGTCAAGATGCCAAAACCGATTCGGTTCTTCGCTGGCGATCCTATCAAGTGGTGTGCATCTACCACCAGCGCCACCGAAACCGCGACTGACCTTGTGCCTGCTGGATTTGGTACTGGCTTTGCTGTGGATCGTGCCATCCTTCTTGGCGGTCAGGCATTGGCTGAGGCTTACGGCAAGGCCCGTCAGACCGGCAACCCTTACTTCTGGTCTGAGAAAGAGCTTGATCACGGCGACAAGCTGGAAGTTCTGGTCGGCATGGTTGGCGGCAAGAGCAAGACCCGCTTCCTGATCGACCACGGAACGGAAGAGCAATACACCGACTTTGGCGTCATGGCAATCGACACCGCTGTTAAAATCGCCTAACAAACCGGGGGCCTAAGCAGCCCCCTCATCTTAAAGGAGTAATTTATTATGGCTACTGTAACACGCAAGAACATCAAGAGCGCCCCGACTATCGGCGGGACTCCTGCCGGCAACGTCGCGGCTTTGAACTTCTCTCTGGAGACTGACGCCGCTGGTGTATGGGTTGGATCTGACCAGGCAACCGCTATCGCCATCGCTGACAAGCTGCGCCTCGGGATTATCCCCGCTGGTATGTTAGTCACCGACTATACCGCCCGCATCTCCGACACCTTCACCGCTGCTACCACGATGAAGATTGGTTTCGAGTATGTGGATGGTGTGGATATGGCGGGAGCCTTTGCGCAGGATGACGACTATTTCTGCGCGGCAACCACCATGGCCACCGCTGCCATCCTGAAACCCACCAATACGGCTGTGCGCCCGATATGCTTTCCCAAGGATGTGTTCTTGACCTTGGTCAATGCCGGTGCTGCCCATGCCTCTGTGGGGATTCTGGATATCACCATTACCGGCGTTCTTGTCGGGCTGGCATAACAACCCTTAAATCTCCCCCGGTGTAACAGCCGGGGGAGACCGTGAAGGATTAACTATGATTGCAATCAAGTATATCGGCGTCCGGCCAACGTATCGGGATGGCGCGTATGCAAGCGGAATTGAGTTCAAGAGTGGGGAGACAAAATTTGTCCCTAAAGATATTGCGGCCAAGATGCTCAAGCACCATGACGTTTATGAGGCTGGCATTGCTGGAGTCAATATCGCCACGGCCAAGGTGAATAAGGCTGAGACTAAAGAA